ACCCCGCGTCGTTGAACATCATTCTCGAGCAATTAGCTATCGCCTACGGACAAGCGACAGACAACTACGCAGTAGACCAGTTGGTAAGCGGTACAACCCAGACCGAAACAGTTACCGACTTGACCGAACCTGCCGATTGGATTGAAGCCATTTACGGAGCCGCATACCAAATCTCCGCAAGTTCTAACTACTTGCCTACTCACTGGGTAATGAACCCGATTACTTGGGCAAAATTGGGAATGCTTACCGACACAACGGGACGCCCAGTCTTTCCGACAGTCGGCCCAATGAACGCAAGCGGTACACAGTCTGCGAACTCTTGGAACGGTAACCCACTTGGTCTTACCCTTGTCGTAGACAAAAACTGCGCGGGCGGTACTGGTTCGGGTTCACTCTCGGGCGTTATCGGTCACGCCGCAGGCGCGGCCGCTGGTTTCGAGTTCTACGAACAAATGAAGGGCGCGCTGTCTATCGACGTACCGCAGGTTATGGGACGTACGATTAGTTTCAGAGGGTATGCGGCCTCGTTTATGGCCGACGCCACCAAGTTCGTAAAACTTGTAAACGCCTAAACCGAAAGGCGGGTGGCCGCTATGACGGTCTACAGCATTACGCACAACCAACGCGTAGACGATTACGTAGTAGTTCAACTACTAACCGAACCCGCGTTAGAAGTGGGCGAATACGTAACCGTTTCGGGGTTAAGTCACGGTATTAACGGTACGCATATGATTACCGCGCTACCGGCGTACTTGTTTATCGGAGTTAATAACGAAGGCGACTTGTTATATAACTCGGGCGTACCTATCCCTAACCAAGTGTTGTTTTACGACGCAGGTAGCGACCTAACACGCGCGGCCGTACTTCCATACGGAACGTTGTACGACGACCCTACTTGTACTTGGATAGACGGTAACGACGTCGAAGACTGGTTGGGTATTGGCGTAGCAACAGCCGCAGATGAAGCGTTTATAGAACAATGCGCGACAGCCGCTAATCAGTTTTGTTTTAGGCGACGTGAAGAAGCGGGGTATTTAGATAGCCCAACCGTCGCGCCTAACGAAGCGGTAAAGCTTGGAACAACACAATACGCGGGCGCGTTATACCGTTCCCGTGGAAGTATTGGCGACAGTTTCGCGTCGTTCGACCAAATGGGTACAGCGTCCTATACGGGTCTATCCGCCATTGTTAAACAACTATTGGGCATTGACCGCCCCGCTTGCGCCTAATGCCCGTCGCATACACAGACCTATTTAACGAAGTCTTAGACGACTTGGCCGCCAAAATAGCGGCCATTAGTGGCGTTAAAGTTGTGACCGACCCGCGTAATCTTGCGCCCCCGTGTGTATTTATTGACGCGCCAACGTTCGAAGCGTTTAACGGAAACATTGTAAAAATGCGTTACCCCATTCGAGTAATAACACTCGGCCCCGCGAACCTTGACGCGCAACGCTCGCTAATGAACCTTGCGGCGAAACTATTAAACGCAAATATTGGGGTACTTGAAGGCCGCCCTACCGTGGCAATTATTGGCGGTACAGAATTGCCCGCCTATGACCTACAATTATCTATACAAGCCCAGACCGCATAGGAGAAGTTGTGTTAGTTATTCTTTCGGAACGCGTAGGCGTTGTTGGGGCAAAATTCGACGAAGAAGCCGCACGCGCTAAAGGGTACGACATTGAAGCCCTACTACTAGGCGGGTTCATTGGCGAGAGTTCCCCCACAACAACCCGCAAGACGACTAAAGTCTCCAAGAAGGACAACCTAGAAAAGGACTAAACCATATGGCTACTTCCACCATTCTTAGCAACCCAGTAGTAACCGTAAATAGCGTGGACTTGTCCGACCAATGTACGTCGGCCACATTTACGGAACGCTACGCAGAACTGACCGCGACAGCTTTTGGCGATACTGCTAACAAGTATGTAAAAGGTTTAGGCGACCACGAAGTAACCCTTACCCTTTATATGTCCTATGCCGCTAGCGAGACATACGCGACACTTAAAAGCCTTGTAGGTACAACTACTACCGTCGTTGTAAAACCCGCAGTAGGCGTAGATAGCGCGACTAATCCCGGCTTTACCCTTACTGGGGCGTTCTTGGCCGAACTTCCGCATACGTTCGCGCTCGGCGAATTAAGTACCGTGGACGTAACTTTCCACGGCGGCGTATACAGCGAAGACACCACCAACCCATAAACAATTAGGCACGAAAGGCCCGACCAATGAACCTAACAATACGCGTAACCCGCAACGGTGAAACATACGACGTAACTACTAACCTTTTCGTAACCGTTTTATGGGAACGTAAATACAAGGCTCGCGCTTCCGACCTAGCAACAGGCGTTTCTATGGAAGCCCTAGCGTTTATGGCGTACGAAGCTTCCAAAATGAATGGCGTTACCGTTCCCGTCGCGTTCGACGACTTCATTAAGTCCGTTTCCGAACTAGAAGTGGTGGACAATGAACCCGCAAACCCTACCCCCGCGGCAGTTACCGCCGCCAACTAGCAGAACTTCTAATAGCGGTCGGTTTTTGGCCGTCTATGGTGCCGTTCGATACACGCGACCTAGCAACAGTAATAGACGCCCTAGAGAAACAAAACCGCGATAATGCCCGTCGTAGGTGAATTCGAAGTATTCGGTATTCAAGAAGCGTTAAAAGAGATAAACGACTTCGACCGCGTCTATCGACGCCAAATAACAACCGACCTACAACAAGGCGCAGGGGCGGCCGTTGTACGCGAAGCCCGCCAATTTGTGCCGACTGATTACCCGCTATCTGGTATGGCGCGCGGGTCAATGATTAAAGGCCGAAACGACACTAACTTCGACTTACGACGCGTAGACGCAGGCATTAAAACGCTTGTAGCAAAACGCGCAAGTAAAGAACGTACCGTAACGTTTACGCGTCCGTTGTACCTTGACGGCCGCACAATTAAAGGCGCATACACCCAGACCGTAGACTTTAAGGCTCGACCCTTCGCGCTATTGACCGCACAACAAAAAGACGCGGGCGGAGCAATTTACGACCACGCAGGCGTAAACGAACGTAGCCAATTCGTACAGAACCTAATCGCCTATGGCGACCAACCAAGCCCCGAAGCACCCCGCGTTTTGGCGCGTGGCGTAGGCGAAGCTATGCCAACCGTTGAAGAAGAAGTATCCAAGGTTCTAGACCGCGTTAGTGAGAAACTGAATAAGAACCTACGTCTAGAAAAAGCGCGCTAACTATGGCTATTAACATTCCGATTATTAGTTCCCTAGATACCAAGGGTTTCGACAAGGCTAAAAAAGAATTTGCCCAACTAGACGGGGTTGGGGCTAAAAGCGCGTACGCATTAAAAAAGGCCGCTCTACCGGCAACGGCCGCTATTGGCGCGCTAGGCGTAGCCGCTTTTGACGCCGCTAAAGGGGCTATGGAAGACGCGGCCGCGCAAGAACAGTTAGCGCAAACTATCGGCAAAAACACTAAAGCAACTAAAGCACAAATAGCCGCTAACGAAGATTGGATAAGTACCCAAGGCAAATTACTGGGCGTAGCCGACGACGAACTACGCCCCGTACTTGCCAAATTAGTAACGCAGACGAAGTCAGTTACTAAAGCGCAAGAACTCGCAAGCCTAGCTATGGACGTAGCGGCCGCTACTGGAAAACCACTAGCAACAGTTAGCGACGCTATGGCTAAGGCCGCAGGCGGTCAAACTAAAGCCCTAGCGAAACTATCCCCAGAACTACGCGACCTAATTAAAGACGGAATGTCCGCAGAAGACGCCATTAAAAAACTTGGCGACACATTCGGCGGAGCCGCCACCACAAAAGCAAACACCGCGCAAGGACAGTTCCAACGGTTAAGCCTTTCGCTATCGGAAACTAAAGAAACGATAGGGGCGGCCTTGTTGCCAATTATCGAGAAGGTACTTCCGTACCTACAGAAAATGGGCGAATGGGCAAGCGAAAACACAAACACATTTTTAATTATTGCAGGTGCTATTGGTGGCATTGCGGCCGCGGTGCTTTTGGTTAATGGGGCTATGACTGCGTGGAGCGCAATTACAAAAGCGTTTACCGCTATCCAAGCGGCCTTTAACGCGGTTATGGCTATGAACCCAATTACCCTTATTGTTATCGGTATTGCGGCTTTAGTTGCGGGTCTAGTAATTGCCTACAAAAAGTTCGAAGGTTTTCGCAACATAGTAGACAGCGTTTTTTCATTCATAAAGACCGCAGTAAGTGGCGGCTTCGACTTTTTTAAAGGCTACTTAGACTTCGTACTCGGTATCTATAAAGGCATTTTTAACGGCGTCGCGAAAATTTGGAACAACACAGTAGGCAAGCTTTCGTTTAAAGTTCCGTCGTGGGTTCCCAGCTTGGGTGGTAAAGGTTTCGACGTACCAGACATTCCAATGCTCGCAGAAGGCGGAATAGTCACTAGCCCAACGCTCGCAATGATTGGCGAACGCGGCCCCGAAGCAGTCGTACCCCTAGACCGATACCGCGGTGGTGGTGGCGGTGACATTTACGTAACCGTTCAAGGTGGCGACCCTAACGCGGTTGTAGACGCGCTTCGTCGTTACCAACGACAGAACGGGGCTATACCTATTCGGGTGGCGTCGTAATGCCATTTAACTACACGGCGGAATACTCGACAGACGGTACAACGTGGACGGCTCTAACTAACGTACAGACCCTTAACGGCTTTTGTGGCCGCCAAAAGTTAGTAGACACTTTCGAGCCGTCGCGTATGACTATCGGCCTTCGCTATCCGACTGGTTACGCGTCGCCTATTACTGCGTTAGTGACTGGTACACAAATACGCGTAAAACGTGTCGGGGCTACCTATACGTTGTGGTTCGGTCGTATTCGTAACGTCGTCGTATCCTACGGTATTCCCTACGCGAGCGGCGTTGGTAACGCGGACTTACTTACGTTGGAATGTGAAGGCGCGCTAGCCGAATTTGGACGGCTTCAAGGCAACGACCAAGCAATAGACCAAGACTTAGTTACGTACCAATTGTCCGATATATCGACCTATACGGGTATTACGTTCGGTACGACGTTTAGCGTTTCTAATTCCCCAACTCTTGCGACGTCCACGGTTAGCGGGTCTTACGCAGAATGGTTTAATACGTTAGCTAACTCAGTAGGCGCAACGATTAAAGACGGGTCGGGGCAAGTAGGCGTTTATACAAAAGACTTTATAGGCACGTTACCCGTCGAGTTTTCCGACACTTTAAACAACGCAACGCACCAAGTTTACGACGGTATACAGTTCGACGCGCAAGCGGCCGACTACTACACACAAGTAGAAGTAAACACAAACAGCGTAGGAACAGTCACGGCCGAAGTTGGTAGCGCGCCATACCGTACGCTCCGCATTAACACGTTCAACGTTTCGACTCTTCAAGCGCAAGACGTCGCGGATTATTGGCTCGGTGTTTATAACCCGCCAACATTCGGTATAAATGAAATTACGTGCCTAGCAGAAGCACAAAACGTAATGGACTTAGAACTCGGTTACGGTTGGTGGGACTTGCCCGGCTACAACACAAACGTAAGCTTCCGCGGTACGACGTACTATATGACCATTCTTGGAGTGTCACTAGACGCCACCCCAGATAGCGCGCGCTACACGTACTACGTAGCCGACACGTCGCTATACCCGTACGAAGTGTTAGACGACCCTATTTACGGGCAGTTCGATAACCGTAAATTATCTTGGTAAAGGATTAAGGTACAACTATGGCAACCCCACCCGTATTTAGCGTAGGTCAATTTAACACGGCCGCCTATATGAACGCGATTGGTCTATGGAAAGTCACGCCTACAAGCGTCGCGGGTACGGGCGTTTCCCTAACTAACGGGCAAGTAGTTTTTTCGGGTTCTACCGCAATTAGTATTAACGGCTGTTTTACGTCCGACTTTCGCAGGTATCGCGTAGAAATTAACTACGTAAATACCGTAGGTCAGGTTCTTTATTGGCGTCTGCGAGCCGCAGGTACCGACGCAACTAGCAATAACTACGGCTACATAACCGCCTATCGTTCTTATGCCGCAGGCGCACAAGGTAACTTTTTCGGTAATGCTCTGTCTACGTCCGTTGTCGGATACGGGGCCGCAAATACAAGCGCACATTTAGCCTTCGACATTGACGCCCCACAATTAGCAGAACGAACAACCCTAGACGGAACCTGCGCGTGGCAAGACGCGGCCGCGTGGATTGGTAGCCAACATTCATTAACCACCGCGTACGACGGTATGACGTTTTTTATTGCTAGCGGCGGGGTCAGTTACGGAACTATAAATATTTACGGTTATAGGAATTAAAAATGGAAACGCCACTAATTAAATTGCACACAATGACCGACCCCGACCCCGCACCAACGGAACTAACTCCCGACGAATTAGCACAAGAAACAAACCCCGAAGCCGCTAACAATGAGTAACGAAATAGTTGTAGCTTTAATTGGTGGCGGGTTTACCGTCGTCGTTGCGCTACTCGAAATAACACGCAGACAAAACAACCGCGACCACGGCGAAAACTCCCGCAAACTCGACTACCTAGCCGACTTATTCCGCGACCACTTGAAAGGCCACAAATGAACCCCAAAATGCAAGCCGCTATAGCGTCCTACGCACGCGCTCTAGTCGCCGCCGCGCTACCCGTATGGGTCGCCACCAACGACGTACAAGCCACCGCGCACGCACTATGGGCCGCGCTACTGCCCGTTGTAATGCGTTGGGCAAACCCCGCCGATACCGCTATCGGGCGTTCGACCAATGCCAACTAAACGCCCCTACACGGGAACGAAAGACGGGGCCGCAAAAGGTAAACGCGCTGGTACTGAATGGTTAGTACGCGCAATGAAAGGCCGCTACGGCTTCCGTTCGCTAGGTACGTGGGTTGTACGCGATATGCGCGGGAAGCCTGGCGTACTGTCCGTACACGCAACGGGACGCGCCGCCGATATTGGCTATATGGTTAAACAACGCGCTAAAGGCGTAGAAGTTGCCGATTGGTTAGCGGCTAACGCAGACGTGCTGGGTATCGAGGAAATTCACGACTACGCCTACGGCGAATGGGGCCGCGGGTGGCGTTGTAGCCGCGCCGCGTGGAAGGTTTACACCAAAACCGAAAACGCAGGACGCGGCGGGTATTGGCTACACATAGAACTAAACCCCAAAATGGCCGACGACGCGGGCGCACTGTCTGAAGCGTGGCATTCCATACCCAAACCCGACAAGGGTTAGACACAAATTACCCACAACCGGCGTACCCATTCGCTAGGGTTCTAGAACCCGACGAAAGGCCCCACTATGCGCCGAATACTTGTAACCGCCATACTCGCCCTATCCATTGTGGCGGCTCCAAGCCCCGTGGAAGCTTCGGGGTCTTGTCCCCAGTACGAAGCGGTTATGGCTAAGTACCTTCCCCGTAAGACCATTAAGACGTTTAGCCGTATTGCGTGGCGCGAGTCGCGTTGTAACCCGAAAAGTGTTAGCGCGATTAGACGGTCTACGGGATACCCAGACGTAGGGCTACTACAGATACAGGGGTCTTGGCGTACCGTCACCATTGCTATTTGTAAGCCCCGTGGAAGCCATATAAAGGCTTTAACGGCCTTGGACTGCCAACTACGCGTAGCGCGCTATTTGTACGACAATGGCGGCCTTGGGCATTGGCGCGCGACGTCTGGAAAAAAATAAAAAAAGTTTGTCTAAATACTTGCGGTATGTGGTTATTTGTGGTTACTATGTGTGTATGGAAAACAACCCGACATACAAGCTAAACAAAACCCGCGCAGGCGTCTACGAATACAACGGAGTACGTATCTACCGTTGTTCCCGTAGCCAATATTGGCGGGCGACTGGTTCTAACGGACACGGTTGGTTCACTATCGGTTCTTCGACACTTAAACGCGTCGTAGCAGAACTTGACAAATTCTTTGAGCAAGGTTGGCAAACTAGCGGTAGCCGCATTATCGGCCCTAACGAAATTGGCTACGTAACCGTCAAGACCTACGCGTGGAAGTTCTAACAATGAACGCATTAAAAGTAATTCGCTTACGCGACGAACTACGCGCCAACGGCCACCCCGACATAATCGACATTCCCCGCGCTGTCAAAATTTACAGCGACTACGGACTACCCGACATTTGGCTAAAAAACGTTGTAGACGTCGCTACCGAAAAAGTCGCACTACTAACAGTCGCGCGTCAAATTGTTATTAAAGGCCGCTACTAATGCCACGACCAGTAACCGAACCTTGCGGGACACGCTCCGCATATAAAAGACATCTTCGCCGGCGAGAAACTCCGTGCCGCGAATGTAAAAACGCGAACAACGCGTGG